TCTTACGCTAGTTAGTGATACTTTTAAGATACATCGTGTATCTTGCCCCTAAATTCAATCTGGTTCTCTGCCCAAGTGTGAATTAACTCAGGCCACAATAAATTACCATCATGGTAAGTCAACATAGCAAAACCACTGCGCCAATTGGTAGGTGAGAGTTCCAAATAATTCTCAAATTGTGGACCTGTAGGTTCCGCTAATGTTCCCGTATCCACGCCAAACCTTGTGCCGTTATAGTCATCAAAGGGAGTCACTTTAAGGCTGTGCAAATGCCCTGTAATGATGTTTACGCCAGCATTGACTGTATTGTTATGGGTAGCATGAATACCGCCTTTCCAGCGGTGTTTAACGACCGTATTCTCCGTAGGCCAACATGCCCAGCAGGGATGCCAAGCAGGAAAATGGTCTTTCAGGGAAAAGCCTTTGACAAATTCGTACTGGGGCGCATTTGCTGCCAAACGGTTTTCAAACCTTGCATCATGGTTGCCCAATGTCCAAATAAGTTGCATATTAGAACGTGTCTTTTTTGCAACATCCTCAATTTCACCCATTGCAATTTCACAGGCTTTGAGTTCTTGTATTACGGATGGTGTGGAATCCCAGCCAATTCTTGGATAGCGAGAAATACTAGCGCCATCAAAAATATCCCCATTGGCAATAACTGCTGTAGGCTTAAACTGTTTAATAGCCCATAAAAGTCCTCGAAATGCCGTAGTATGTACACTAGGCCAAAAATGAGCATCACTAAAAACAATAACAGTGCCATTTAAAATCCCCAAATTTTTGCGAGCCGCACTGGGTTTGGTTGATACATTTTTTAAAGGTTTAGACGCTAATAAAGATTCACCATATTTGATTTCTAAATTGCGCCTACGCCGAAGAACACCACGATGATCTAAACCCGTAGTTTTGCAAAGTTGTTTTGCTTTACCGTCATGAGATTTCCAAAGCTCAATAAACTCTTGGTCAGTAAATTTTTTCATACATGTACCTTATAAAGTTTGTTATATTGGTACATATATATGTGACATGATAATTTATGTGTAAGTTCTTGTGCCCTTTTTGTCAATAATTAGCGACATAAGGCGGGGTTCATGTCCTTCTACATTGGGAATAGAAGCGTGAGTCCATGCGTCAAATTCTCTGATCACTTGATCGTAGGCTAAGTCAGATTTAATAATGGCTTTGACAACCTCATCTGGGGTCATGCCAGGCACTCGGATGTCAGCGGCACACCCACGCCTATGCTGTGATTTATCGCTTGAACCCACTGCCTGGTTCACTTCGGCACTGCGAAACGCGCTATTTACGATAATGGGCTTGCCACCTAGCACAATCTTGACTTGCTCCAAAAAGTCAGCCAAGCGCACCAGATTTGCCAGTTCAGCATCATTGGGGGTGTTGTCAAATTCTCGATGGTCAGTATGCGTTAATTCTTCAAATGTAAAATTTTTAGATAGTTTCATTTTTAATCTCCATGTCTAGACAAAATGCTTCTACTTTTACATTACTGTTTATAAATTCAGTTTTTTTGGCTTGAATTTCTTGCAAACAGGCTTTTTCATTCAAAGTGTAGGTGGTTGCTTGCAAGAACTGACATTTCAATCCTATGCAAACAAAAAAGACCGGAATGTAAATAATCATTTTTTGGCTTTTAAGGTTTGATAGAGTTGGTTGTAGGCATCAATACAGGCGTTGAGTTGTCGGGTGTTTGCATCTCCCTGGTCGGTGATGGCGATAAGATCCCGAAGAGTCTTTGGGTCAAGTTCGGCGGTTGCTTGTGTGCTATTTCCGGCGGCAGGGGTGGTATCTCCACAGGTTGATACGGTGCTGCTGGCGGCTTTGATAGGGATCCGCATCCGCAAAGCACCAGACTCAATATCAGCATTGCGCTTTTGAGATATAAGTTTTGCTTCATTTCTAGCCTTTAAAAGTTGAGTGGCGGTCATGTTTATGGTTTCAGCCAGTGATTTTTCTTTTTGTCTGGCTTCTTCGTTCAAAGCGGCAATAATTAATTTCTGCCGATTTTGTTCAGCTTCAATGCCTTTTGTGTAGCCACCAGTACCGGCGGCCCCCACGGCAAAAATAATGCAAAAAATTACCCAAGGGTTAAACAGGCTTAACATCATCACCTTTCATCATTGCTTCAGTCTTGTCCTTGCTTGACTTGCTTGAACCGTAGAAGAACGAAATGATTGTGGCAACTGCCGTACCCAGCAGGAATCCAAGAATGATGTTGGCAAAGTCTCGACCGCCCTCTGGCAACAAAATAAACGTCACGCAGAAAAAATAAAGCACTGAAGCAATTGCCCAAAACCATGCATAGTAATAAATAAAATGCTTGGCAGTAATGTCATTAGGGTCTATCTGCATCACGTTTTTCCTTTGTTTCATTGATCATTTTTTGGATGACTTGCTGCTGATGTTTGGTCTGCTCTCTAACTTCCAGAATGTCAAAATACAACATTGCCATCAAAGGCAAAAGCACACCAAACACAGCTACCATTGCAATTAAAGAAATCAAGAACCCCACTTCGCTATCCTCATCTGGTTGATTGCGTAGAACATCAGGTGGAGGTATATAAAAACTATTGCCACCGCCCCGATTATTAGCGCTCTGTCCTGTAGTTGGTTTAGCATTCTTCGCCGTTGCCATGATGCTACCCTTTCTTTGGCTTCTTGCGCTAATCGCTCCTTATGTTGTTCAGCTTGCAATCTTTCAAACTCATCCTGAAACCTTGACCATACCGCCCCCAAAGCTGGGTCTACGCCGTAAATCAACAATTCTCTCAACTCAGTGGCTTGGCGTTCTAACTCCATCTCTTGAAAAATGTTATCAAGTGCCTGTGCCTTTAGTGACTTACCCTTTGGCGGATTTTTCTTTTGTTCAACTGCTGCGGCTTTAACCTGCTCATGGGCATCAAAAAACTTTCCAATGTGTCCAGAGATCTCCATTGTGATGGAGGAAACATCTTTGGCAACCGCTTTGGCATCCTTGTACAGCGCCACACCTTGCTTGATTGCAGCAATGGCGGCAAGTGCAAGTGTGAAAGGATCAATTTTTAACTCTTATTGAGAAACAGATGTGTCAGAAAACCTACGATTGAACTTAGGCCAGACATGATTGCCATGCCCATCCAAAGACCACCCTTGCCTTGATTTACTAAAGCAATCAAAGTATCAATTGAAACTTCAAGCTTTTCAATCTTGGCTTCAAGATTTTCGACTTTTTGTGTCAATATGCCGTAAGCAATAGGATCAATTTCAGCCATGATTTACCTTTGATAAGTTGAAGAAGGAGCTACGCCACGACCGCCACCGACCATTGCGTTGTATCTACGTTTTGCAAGTTCTTGTTCTTCACCTGCATTTAATCCGGTCATATGCGTAGCAAACAACAATGCAGGGTTAATAGCGCCAGCAATTGTGTTTAAACCAAGCTCGCCAGCAGGAGTCCAATCACCAGTCTTTTTGCCATGCTTGTAAGCTTCCAAACTTCCATAAGCCAATAGGCCAAAGCCAGCAAGGCCAACCAATGACCGAAGGGTTGCAAATCCTTTTTCAGCAGCAGCTTTAGCGGAAGGAGTCTTAGCATTTGCATATTCATCAAGAATTGATTGATGCATTTTTGTCAAATTTTCTTCGGTAAATTTAAAATCAGCCGGAAATTTGCCTTTTTCATCAAGCTTCATATCAGTGCCAAGATGCTTGTTTGTAAATTCCATGACATCTTGCGGATTAGGCATACCGCCTTTACTAACACCAGCTTCAGTTTTTGGAAACTCCAGTGCAGCACCTTCAGGCAAAGTTGATTTCAAAGCATTTACTAAAGCTTTTGCGCGTTCAGTGTTATTTGCCACACCCAATGTTCCAAGAAGTTGCCGCTCAGTGCCTGGTAACTTTTTAAAACCTTCAAAATATTCCGGTTTAGGCGCTTTTGTTGTTTTTGCAACTTCAGGCACAACTTCAACAGGCGCTGCTTCAGCCTTAGGAGCTACCTTGTTAATGGTTTCTAAAATCTTTTCGTTTGTGTTTTTTGGCGCTTCAGGCGCAGCTTCCACAGGCGCGGCGGCAACAGGCTCAACAGGGGCGGCAGCAACAGGAGCGGCTTCAGGCGGTACAACAGGCGCAACTACAGGAGCAGCAACAACAGGTGCGACTTCAGGAGGCAACACAGATAGACGTTCTTTTGCGGCATTCATTAAAATCCGATTGGCTGTGTTCTCTCCGGTAAACCCTTGGCTGGTCCTTGCCCGATTCATAGCTTCTTCTGCCGCAGTAGGCACAACAGGTTGAGCGGCAACATTAGGAGGGGCTGCAACCATGCTTTGTTGTGCCATTTGGCTTGCCGCCGCCAATTTAGCTTGTCTGATTTGTTCAGGCGTTTGTGTTTCAGGTGAAATTAAAGCTTTTTCAGGCTCAAGGGAAGGTTCATTCCGCATAGATTGCGATGTACTTGCTCTTGCTGCTTTGGCTTCTTCTGAACGCTCATATAGCGTTCTTTCTTCTGGACTTAAATTTGCCACCCATTGCTCATGTGACGTTGGTTGTTGAGCAGACGCAGGAAGACGATCAGACGCGGTAGGTTCAACTTTTGCAGCGGCTTGATCCTTAGGTCCAAAGAATCGGCTTTTTAAATCCGTACCAAGTTCTTGTCCGAATTTGTATAGGCCATATCCAGCAAGCGCTGCACCAGCAGGAATAAGCCCATAAGGTAGCAAATTATCTTTGCTGGGAGTCATGTTGTCTATTAATGTCCTGCCTTCTTGAGATCTAGCTTCAGCCATTCTTTTTAATTGTTGCGCTGGTTCACTTGTATTTAATTCCCAAGGCGAACTTACGGCGTTTGTGTTGGCTGAACTAGTATCTTTTTTTGCATCAGCAACAGGAGGTGCGGCAGAATTTGAGGGTGATGCAGCAGCGGGGGCTGGCTTTGCAGCTTCGCCTTCAATGTCTTTTACTTCTCTATCAATTTCTTCTTGAGTAAAGTTGGCTTCTCGCAAGCCTTTGATAAAAAGCTGTTTGTTTTCTTCAGACTTAAAACCCGCCATTTTTTTCCCCTTTAATCTTTTCTGGTATGTGCTTCTCTTAATTTACGGGCTGTTTCTTCTTTTTTTAAATTAGCTTGTCGAGCGTCTTCTTTTGCTTTTAACGCAATATCTTCTTTTTTCATATCTCCTTCACCTATAGCTTTAGGTGACTCTCTAACTGGAATTGTTGCATTTACCGCCGCTTCTGGATTATTGGTTAATGAAGTAATATTTGGACCGGCAACATTTCCCTTGCGTTCAAGGTATGGAGTATTTATAACGTCTTTAATTTGTTTGCTGTAACTTTTTTGCAAACCCTTATATTCGTCAGTTTTGGTAAAGGCGTTTTCTAACTGACCAGGAGCAGGAACAAAATTTTGTTCAACCGTTCTTGCCATTTTTAATTGTTCTTCTTTCCATTGATTAAATAAATTAACAGCTTCAATGTTAAATTTTTCTTGCAATGCTTGCGCAACTGGACGATGTGCTTGATCAAGCATGTTTGCGCTTTCAGTTGGCACAGTAAATACTGGATTGCCATGTTTCATTGCAACATCAGTATTGATTTTTTGAATTTGAGTGCTTAATTGCAATGCACGTTCTAATTTTATAAATTGTTCATTTGTCAAAAGGCCCGCTTGAACCTTAGCCGCCAAATTAGCTTGTTGCTGCAAATACGATCTATCTAAAGAAGCATTGTTGGATTGAACATCCATCAATTGATCCAGCGTTCCTTTATCTACTTTTGTTCCAGATCTATCAACAATTTCGTTATTGCCATTAATATTAAAACCTTTTGGTCCCAAAGTTCCTTGAAGTAATTGCTTGTCTTCTGCGCCAACAGATGATCCTTTATTTGCTGTAAATTGATCAAGTATTTGACGAGTTTTTTGTAAACTCTTACTTAAACTTGTTTGTGCAGAAGCAATATTTAAAATATCCATTCTGGTTTCTTTGGACATACCAGGAATAGCATTCATGAATTCTTTCATGATTTCCAAATGCTCATCAACTAAAGGAGCTTTAGCAGTTGATGCTGCTCCAATAGCTTGAAAAGCTGCATTGGCTTTATTTGCTTCTCCTGTATTAAATTCGCGCCTTTGTTGTTTGTTTTTCCATGCTATTGTGTTTTCCAATGAAGAAAGACTGCCTCCTAATGCGCCATATTCATTTTGCGGAATAATGACTCCACTTTTCATGTCTGTCACTGACACAATTTTCCCAAGGGCATTTGTTTTGACTTCAACAGGGCGACCTGAATCAGGTAAATATCTATATTCGCTTTTTACAGCGCCACCAGTAATAATGTTAAAAGCAGTTGTTTTGTCACCCGTTATATAGGCCATCATTGCATCGCCATAGCGAACAGGATCTTTTTTATAAGTGTCTAAAGCTCGCTGTCTACCTTCAGGGCTGTTTAGATCACCAGCAAATTGAACAGCTTCTTTATATCCTTTTTCAAATGCACCAGCTAAATGTGATGCAGCTTCACCTTCAGAAGTGTTTGGGTTTTGCAAAGCAAAGTTTTTTACTTTAGCAACATTGCCTGTATCAATTCCAGTATCAACAATTTCTTGTGGCGTTGCATTTTTTACAATATCTACTACAGGCGTTAAAGAAACATTGTTAGCATAATTGTTTTGAGCAACTTCAGCAGGGGCAACAGCGCCATTACCTTGATTTTCTGGAGGCAAGGCAATATCAGTCTTAGTTGAATTGAAATAACCTGCGTTTGCACCAGGTCTAACTTGCAATCCTAATGGGGTTGTATATTGATCCATGATTTATCCTAAAAATAAAGATAACAATGTTGAAGCAACTTTTTGGGCAACCTCCCCACCTCCATTATTACCACCTTGTCCAACTGATTGATTTGGATTTTGATTAGATGCGTATTGCGCTTGCATTGCGGTTTCATCTTGAGCAGGATTTCTTGGCTCTAAAGCATTAGGACTTACGCCGCTAAATCCCACTTGTGGCGGCGGTGCTGCTTGGAGGGGTTTAAAAGGCGCATTGTCTGTTGTTCGTTGTTTTATTGGATTGCTTATTGCTGGAGCTTCTTCTATTGGCTTAAATAAATTATTGGCAGCGTCTTCTGAAATTGGAGTTAATTCATCGCTATTCAAAGTGGCATTATTTGTTACAGAAGGTTTAGCGGCGGCAGGATCAACAGCGCCAGAAATAGCAGGGGAAGCAGTATCCCAAGAAGCATAATCATCTCCAGAAGGAGAAGGTGCAATAGCTCCAGCAGGTTTTTTTCCTGAAAGAGCAGGATATTTGTCCATCATGGCCTGTTTTTGTTCGCCTACTTTATTTAAATAGTCAAACACGCCAGCTTTATCCATGCCATACATGATTCCAAAATCTTTTAAGCCACCTAAAGCCGTAGACAATGGATTATTATTGTTTACATAACTTTTTTCACGGCCAAACATTCCCAACCCTGCATTTTCAAATTGTGATGGCATGATTGTTCCTTAAAATCCAGAACTCTTAGAACGTCCTGAAGTGGTTGTTCCTTGAGTACCAGTAAATACAGGCGTTGTATTTGCTTGAGGAATACCATAAACCACTGAAGCGTATTTGCTGTAAACATCCTGTGGAGCGCCAGCCAATCCAACCTGAGCGGCAGCAGCCTGTTGAGCCGCGCCCAAGTTCTGACCACCATACTGAGCCAGTTGGTTAGCAGCAGCAGCCTTGTTGGCCTGTACACCAGCTTGTGCAGTTGCAGCCGCAGTGGCTTGACGTTGAGCATTCAGTGAAGCAAGATTCTTGTCAGCCAAAGCCATGCGAGCGCCACCAAGGCCACCAGCACCGCCGTACATAGCGTTCTGACCTAATTGTGATTCACGTGCTGATTCTCGACCAGTTTGCAAAGCGGCATTTATTTGATTTTTTTCGTAGTCAGGTCCAAACAAAGAAGCCAAACCGCCAAGGCCGGTTGCCAATGCTCCTGTACCAGCAATTTCTTGCAAACCGCCAGTCCTTGCAGCCATATTAGAAGCCCCGCTTGCAGCTTGTTTAACGGCTGGCATGACTTGGCTTAGAACATCTCCAGCGCCGCCTACAGTTTGTTTATAAGCAGGAAATGCCGTGTTTGTAAGGAATCCAGTTTGTGCCGCAAGCAGATCTTTCTGCTCCTGCATTGGTTGAACAGTTGTTGTTTGATTGCCAGATGATTTACCGCCGCCCATTATTGCGCTCCTTTACCCTTGCCAGCAGGGGTTTGTGTTGATTGATTGTCCCACTGCCCAGTAGTATTTGGGTAAGGGTTTGGCTGACCAGAAGTTGCGCCATCAGTTGGGGCGACATATCCAGAGGTAACAGGCTGCAATCCTGCATTTCCATTGGCGTTTGGCTGACCCATTGTGGGTTGTCCAGAAGTCAAAGACATGCTTTGGCTTGGAGTACTTGGGGACACGCCAGCATTCTTCCCCGCCGGAGAGGAAGATTGACTTGATTGAACTTGTGCTGAAGGTGCGCCCATGATGTACCTTATCGGAAGAATTTTCCAACCATCCAACAAACAACTGAATATCTGTTTCCCTCTTCAATGTCTTCAACGCCGTGCATTATGAAGCTTGGAAATACCAGAACCGTGCCTTTACTTTGCGGAGGATAGAACCGTTCATGACCGTTCTGTAAATAAAATTTGCCGCCTTTGAAATCATCATTCAAAAAAGCCAATACGGTGAGTTTACGACAATCCTCGCCATGTGCCAAGAAAGTATCTACATGTGATTGGTATCTACCACCCGCAGGATAAATCAAGAATTCAGCCTGATTCGCATGGGTAATGTCGAATTTCCAGTTGTGGTGGTTGGCAGCAAGGCCAGCCGCAGCCAATCGTCCACCAATATCCTTGTAAGTGGGCAAAAGAACCCGCTCTACGTTTCTGATGGATTTATCAATGGCTCCAGTGCCTGTACCAATTATTGGTGGCTCTTTGGGTACGGCAGACTGGCTGTACAACTTAATTAATGAATCACAGGCTTCATTGGTCAGAATGTCTGTGTAAATGAATTGCTGCATATCTTGAACAGGCAAATTCAATCCTTGACGCTTGTCAAACTTCCATTCTTTGTGCGGCCCATCGGCATCAACGTAATGCAAAAAAACCTGCGCTTGCCATTCACCTTTGAACTTCTTGCGCCAGTGATATTTGTCCATTCCGCGATACAGAATGGCATCGCCAATAGCCATTTCAATCTTGGAAGCATTTGCGCCGCCTTGATCGCCCATATAAATAGGCCATGCTTTGCCTTCAAAGCCAAGGGTCAAGGTAGCGCTTATTTCACAAGCCGGTCTGTCAACATGGATGTCAAGCTTTTCGCCTGGTTTGTATAAACGGGCATAGCTGTAAGTTGGATACAGTCGTTTACCAGAAGCTTTTTCAAAGTGCGGCAATAGATCGACAAGCAACTTGTCAAACACTACAGCGCCGTGAACAGCTTCAGATTTTGGACATTGAGGATCTTTGACGGTAACTTGCTGGTCAACCAACCGTTTTAGTTCAACAGTCAATTCTTTGCAATTATCAATATCAAGGAAACCCTTGAGGTGTACATACTTTTCAATAGTGAACTGAGACAGTTGATTACACATTAAGCCTCCGGTTGTGGAATGGGTTTAATTTGTTGATCAGAAGGGTCGTACCAGAATTGATCTGCCACAACATCATCTGCACATGGTGTCCAAAACAAATCTGTAGACACAGGAAATGTTTCTCCTTGTGCAACAACTTGAGCCACACGATAACCTGTTTCACAAGGCTCAATGGTTGAAATTAAAGCTTCTTTCATTAATAAAACTCCTCAACAATAATTACACCAGCCGAACCTGCCCCAGCAGGGTTTCCGCCAGCAATTGAGCCACTGCCGCCTCCTCCGTATGCTCCTCCATTAGTGCCATTACCTGGAGTGCCATTAGCACCTACGCCTCTTGCGCCACCTCCAAAAATAGAACCACCTCCATTACCTCCAACAGCACCAGCCGGAGTTGCTGCGGAACCTCCTCCTCCTGATCCTTGTAAATTTAATTGCCCACTTGATCCCGATCCACCAGCGCCGCCAGTTGAACCGCTAGCAGGTCCTCCGACTACGCCAAACGAACCTCCTGTGGCACTAATTACTGTAATTGGGGCAACACCAAAAGATGACGATCCACCCGCAGTTCCTGTTCCTGGTGCAGGACCTGGCGTGCCTTGAACGCCACCAGTGCCACCGCTACCTATAGTGTAAGGTTGAGGGCCTGGTAATGATGGGGCAGGATAAACATTTATTGACGAACCACCACCGCCGCCACCACCGCCGCCAATTACTGATGGTGCAGCGCTTCCTGTACTGCCAGCACCACCTCCACCAACAACCGTGACTTTGATCGCTTTTAAGTTACTTGGTTTTGTCCAAGTGCCTGGTGATGTGTAGACGTTTAAAACAGGAATTCCTGTGGGAGCAGCAGTGGATTGCACTGTTGCGTCCGAAAAAGTTATTGATGCACCGCTGATTTGTGTTGTCATGATTTACTCCTTTTTATCCCGCGCTGATAGTGCCAGTAGATGAAATTGTCACAATGGTTGTTGCGCCATATTTAATTACCAAATTTCCACCAGACTCAAGAATGCTGAAATTAGTAGTTACTAAACTTGCTGAAGAAGCTGAACTTCCCCCCGCACTTCCAGTGACGTTTATTGACCATGTTCCTGATGCACCTGTACCTGTTGGTGATGGCACATCAGTACCAATTGCCAATCCAAGATTTGTTCTGGCAGCAGATGCAGTCGATGCATTTGTACCGCCTTTGGCAATGGTTACAGGCGCATTAAGCTGACTGGGTGGAACCCCGCCAGAAGAATCCAGACTGTTGGCAAAGTTTGCCAAATTCATTGCTTGGGTCATTTTGTACCTTTCAGCAGTTCAATTTCAGATTTTAATGTTTCAAGTTGTTTTTGCATGTCTTCAAATAAATCCATCATGCTTGGTTTGTGTTCAAGTTCATAAGGCATATCCATACCCAAAACACCAGCCGCACCGCCAGATGACGCAGAAGCTTCACCGGCTTTGTTAAACGAAATAAATTGAACAGGCTGACCGCTAAAAGATAAAGCACCTATTAAAGTTATGTTGTAACTCAATGTGCCAGATCCAGGAACTGTGTAATCTGTACTAGGCTTGAGCAAAGCACCATTCATAAACATCAAATGCGAGTTTCTGTAAAACTGGGTTGGAAACACAACATTGGTGTTTGCGTAATTTGTTTCCGTGTAGTTTTCTGAAAATATCAGCACATTCGCATTGTTGAAAGAAAATACAACAATATTGCAACTGCCTCCAACTGAAGGCGTAAACAATTCATAACCTTGGTTTGTTCCAATGTAATCGTAATCAGAATCAACAATCATTGCACCGTTGATAAACAGCACTTCAGCACCATCAATATTTGATCCGGTAATTAATGTTTGTCCATAAACCAATGTTTGACTTTGCGTAACAAATGGCACTTTATCTGCGGATGTTGCAGCATCAATTAATCTGATGTAATACATCTGAATCACATCATTTAACGCACATGCGCTTGACAAAGTGACCGTTGTTGATGTTCTTGTGTAATCAGTGCCAGGTTTTAAAAACGATCCATTACGAAAAACAAGAATTTGATCTGGTTGTGAATTTGAAAAGGTAAATGCAGTTTGGCCTGAAGTCGCCAATGTTTGCAAAGTGCTGTAAAGCACAGTATCTAAAGCTTGAGCTTGAACAATTCGACCAAATTCATCCACAACAATACTTGCAGTACTTGCAGGATTAAATGTGTAACCGCCTATATTTGCCCCATATCCATAAGGATCAAGATTCAAATTGACAACGCCATTTGCGCCAAGATTGGAATATCCAATACGACCTGAAGTCGGGCTTGTTACTGACGTAACCACCAATCCTGATCGCATATACAAATCAATGTATGGATCAATTGATACTGTTTGAGCAGTTAAATTAAACCATCCAGTACTATCTGGAGCATCATTGGATAAATTAATTTGAACTGTATTTCCACCAGTTGTTCTTACCCAAAGATTTGAACCTGATCCAAATGTGCCGCCAGCAGAAAACCATGTGTAATCGGCAGGATTGCTGTCAATAGCAATAACATCTGACGGTTGTAAACCAAACCAAGTCTTGCCAGAAGGATCTGTGGATGTTGTACCGCCCGTAGAACTTGTTCCATACAACACCAACAAATAACGATATGGCGATTCAACAATAAATGGATCATTGGAAATGATACCAATGTCATTCATTGCACCCAATGTTGCAACATCAAGATTCAATGTTGTTCCATAGATATAAGGAATGTAGCCAATCGGTTTGCTTGTTGCCGGAACAAGAGAAATGTTTCTGCCACCAAAGCTACGGTAGTACAACTGATATGTTGATCCAAAAGTAAATGGCGACCATTCATAGTCTGATGGATTTGTTGATGTGGTGTTTGTTTCTGACGTTGCTACACCGTAATAAGTTTTGCTTGTTGGACTATTGCTAAATCCTGTGCCAATGCTATCGGTGGCAAACTTAATTGACATCCATTGCAAAAATGGTTGAAACGGATTGTCCAGATCAATTGATCGAACAGGTACAAGTCGCCAGTTTTGATTTAAATCCGGTGCTTCTTGAGAAGCTGCAAATGTTGCATGGCGACCACCAGCAGTGACGACCCAAAGTGTTTTGGTGGCCCCAAAGCCTCCCGTAACCTGAAACCATGTGTATTGATTTGGGTCAGTGCTTTCAGTGACTGTATCGGTGTTGTAAATGCCAAAATACAACCTGCCATATGGGTTGTCAGTAAAGTTCAATCCAGCAGTATTGTCGGCATATTTAACATCTAAATACCGATATTGGTATTGAAGCAATGAACCTACAGTATTTGAAATAAATCCAGTTGTTGGATTGTTATTGACAACGTATTGACCTGGCGGTGTCTGAGGGCTCAGATTTGCCAAGATGTAATTAATCGCATCAGAAATTTCTGAAGGCGAAGGGTTGCCGTCAATTAAAAATGGCATTAAAACGCATCCTCAACAACACTGGCTTGCCAATTCATGGCGGTCAAATTCCATGCATATATTGCGTCATTGGATTCCACTTTAATGGACACAGTACGCACAGAATTCTGCTGGGTAGTCACCCAAGGATTGTCCGTCACAATGGCAACATTGCCTGTTTGACCATAAACCGGTGTTTGAGCAGTTGAATTTGCACCGCCTAAAGTTATATTGACCGTTCCTGTTCCAGCAATTTCCGGCAAAGCACGGTGGATGTAAACCTTGGAACTGTAAGGAACTGGTCCTTTTTCAGTTTGCAAAACTACATTGTTGCGTTCAAACAACGTAGAAATTGCTGTTCCACTAAACGAATTGCCTTGACCAGTCTGAACAAGCTGGGCGCTGGATACCCCGCCTCGACCGTAAGCAACGCATCTAGAGGCGTATTGAAAGCCTGAGCTATACACGGGTGCTTCACATGCGTTACAGGCTCCCTGAACGTCTTTAGGGGCATTCCAGACGTTAAGGTCATATCTCCAAGACAGCATCTTGTTGCACCAGCCTGTACTGGTCAAATCGGGGTAATAGATCTCAATTTGATATTTTTGCGTGTTGTTGACAACAAACAAGCGGTCTTGATAGGTCGGGTTTAGGTTAGTAAAAAAGTAATTTCTGACTTTTTGATTGCCCAATGAACTGAAATTAGACCCATCAAACACCCAAATGTCGCGGCTGTCGATGCCATAGACGTTTTGATCAGTATTGGCCCAACAGTTGTTGTTCAGCAAACCACGGCCTTGGTTAAACAGGCGCACGCCAAAGATTGGTGCGGTGCTGCTTTGATAGGCAATTGGGCTGAACACCACGGTGTCCCAATACGAGCAGACGTAAAAGTTGCCACCCAAGAAAAAGCCATCAATCAAAGGACCGCGCACAGGCACTTCTTGTTCGTTGGCAATGTTGGTTATGGTTGGCTCCCAAGTAGCTGGAACGCCTGTATTGGCAAATGCCTGTGACCATCTGACAGTTGTTGGGTAGTTGACAGTAACGCTGGTATTTAGATCTTGAGTGATGTTTCCGGCAATCAAAATGTTGCCAACATTGGGAGAACAGAAGTTACGCACAAATCCCGCACGGGTTGCCAATACGCCAGTGCCGTAGTTCCAAACATAATTGTCTGGAGAAGAATCGTAAAGCCTGATTTCAGTATCGGTTGGACGGTAATACATCGGAGGACGCAGCGTGTCATTGATAAAGAACACGCCGCCAACCCATGATGTTGTAATATTTAAATCATCGTTATAACCAGACAAAGCAGCACTTGGATTGGCTCCATAACCTGGGGTAATATTAGTTATTCCCAAAGCAGTGACTTGATACCATTTTCCTTCACGGGTTGCAACAATATAAACCCAAGTTGCCTCAGTGCGAAAATTACCTTCAATAAAAATAGTATTCCCAGGCACTGCCGACAAAATGGTTTGTTCGCCACTGACTTTCTTTATGCCGCGCACATCTGCTTCTACATTTAACCCGCTGTTGTATTCATTTGCACTCAATGCATTGCTTGGCACATCGGGCGTAAAGCTCATGTTTAAAAATGGAGTGCGAAGACGGGTGTAATCAGTCATTATGTTGCCTCATTTGCGGGAAGTGGCTGATTGCCTTCTGCAAGCCAAACGAGGTAGGCTTGGTAGTCGGTGTTGGCGGGGTCAAAAGGAATGAATGCGTCATCAGCAATACGCTGAATTACTTTGGTATTTGATGTGAGCTTGTAAATCATAATTCAATCGCCATAATTATTGAAACACCATCTGCGCCAGTTGTTTGTCTAACACTTACCCCATCTGCGGCGGAGCTTGCTGCAAATCCAACGCCAGAGGGATTAGCTGTTACAGTTGGTGCAGCACGTTTTGTAACCCTGTAAGGAACAGGCGCTTGAAAATTTGCCGCTGCTGGTACAGTCATTGTTACTGTTTCATAATAACGCTGGCATAACTGTAGTTCAGTTGTATAAGGTCGGTAATCAAAGCTCGTTGCTGTTGAGCCTTTTTCTAGCTGTACGCCTGTGATGTAGAAAGTAGCACCGTTTGTTGCCATCAAGTTGGTTGCACCTGTGGCAGAGTTGTATGTTGTTCCCGCCCATGCGCCAGCAGTGCCGCTATATGTAGAACCAACACCAAGACTAAAAATTACATAAATACCAACACCATTTGTTCCTGCCCATGTTCCGCTAGTATCACCTGCAATAGTTATTGTTTTTTGTTCAAAAGTGTTTGCTGCTGAAATTGTGTAACTGAATGGATAAGAACGATTAGCAGCAGAATTAAATAGTGCGCCGCCAAATGTTCCTGTTACAGATGAACGAACCCAAAAAGACAGAGTAACAGTTGCGGCAGATGCAGTACCCCAAGCCAAATCATTTGTGTTGTAAGCCTCAATCGGTTGCACTAATTGATAGACTTGTGTAGCACCCAATGATGTGTCGGCTGTTGTAACAGTGATGACAAGCGAGTTAGAAAATCCAGCGGGGGCAGTAGCTGATTGTTGCACGGTAAATACACCATCAGTTGCTTGTCCTTGCCCAAAAAATCTATCTACTGCGTAATAGTTAGAACCTGATGCGGTGTTTACTGTGACGGCAGATGTTCCTCGCTGCGCAATCGTCATAGCGCCATTAATAATGCGGTTCTTAAATCCAAACGTATTTGGTGCGTTTAAATAACCAGTCAAGGTTGTATTTTGACTTGCATCAATTGTCAATGCAGTTGTAGCCGCACCGCCAGCCGTTGTCGTTTGTAAAGCCAGCACACCTGTGCTATCGGCAGTGGTTTTGATACCTGCGCTACCGCTTGATACGCCATTGTCTGAAAGTATCGTACTAGCCATTACTGCACCTGTGTTTCAAGAATGGTTGATTGATTACCTGCTTCTACCCAATCAATATAAGCGCGAAAATCAGGGTCTTGGTCAGATTGACAAGGCGCAACTACCTTGCCGTCTGAATCACGTGTAACTGTTCCTTGGTCAAGAATTATTGTGTACATCAGTAATCCGTTTCTATGTACAAACCGCCAAAAGCCAATGTCACAGCAGAGGCAGTTGCGTTATTGCTTCTCCACGCTCTTGTTGAAAGAAATGTTGTGTTTGATGGTAATACAGTTCCCGCTGTTCCCGTTAAAGTGCCAGATGTTTTATCGCCTGTATTAAGCCTAATTACTTGGTAATAAACTGTATTATTAGATGTTGGAGGTGCAAACAAAGTAAATTCATACCAATCAGTCGCTGATGTTCCTGTTGGAAAACTTGCCCCTAAATCAATAGGTGTTTGAGCCGCAGAACCACCATAATATATTTTTAAGTTAGTGTCTGCCGCACCTTGACCTACGCCAATACAGTTTGTTAAAGTAGATGGTTCTACGTTAGTAGGTGCTGAGTTTGAACTTGTAAAACCTACAAATGTTCTTGGTGCAGAAACAGTATCAGCAATTCCAAAACGAATAACATAATAAAACCCACCGTATGCTGGAGTTGTAGCAGAACCTAAAGTTAATGTGTTTGAACTACTTTGATGTAAATATGCCAAACTTCCAGCAGTTCCCGCAGAAATATAATTTAATTTTTCTGCTCTTGTAAACATATTTGTTGAAGTAGCACTAGCGGATGTTGCACCTTGTGAACCTACTGCCATCATTGCAAAAGAAGTTGGAGTGGTGCTATTCCAAACAGGTTGATACATTATTATTTTTTTATTTGCAAACGCTGGCTGCAACACAACAGCCGCTTGTGTGGCATTTAAAAACGCTGGTGCTGTATATCCACCCGCAATAGTTTTGGCAAATGTTTTTAAGTTACCAGCACTTGGGGCAGCAGGGTCAGATGACACCGCAACGCTAGACACTTGATTAGATGTTCCCGTCAAGCTCAACAACGGAATATTGACGTTTTGACTTGAATCAATAGTCATTGCAGTTGTAGGTGTAGCACCCGTCTGAAGAACAAGCGCACCCGTGGTATCCGCAGTAACTGTGTATGCAGTTGTAGTGGTGGTTGATGCGGCAATCGTACTCATATGATTACATGCCTTTGACCAGATGAAATTGTCACGGTAACTCCTGAATTTACAGTTAAAGGTCCAACAGAAAATCCATTGTTGCCTGTTGCAATTGTGTAATTAGCTGAAACAGTAGTTGAATTAATCATAATGCCATTACTATTGACAAGTACTGGCGCAGTTAATTCTCCAGTGCTGGGCTTATATAAATAATTAGCATTTGAAGTGTAAACCGTTGAAAGTGATCCAGAAGTAGCCGCAGCAAACAATGGGTACACATTAGTCGAGGTTGTAGTGTCATTGGTAATTGTTGCGCCACTACCGCCAGTGGCTGCAATCGTAATTGTTCCACTTCCATTGGTAACTGTAATTCCCGTACCAGCAGTCAATGTGGATTTGGCTAAGGTATTACCGGTGCTGTTGCCAATAAGCAATTGACCGTCAGTGTATGTAGTCTGTCCAGTACCACCATTACCAACTGCAACCGTTCCAGTCACATTGGCAGCGTTGCCAGAAATATTGCCAGTAACAGCGCTACCAGCAATAGCAATACTGGTATTTGTGACTGATGTGATTTGCCCTTGAGCGTTTGTGACAAAAACTGGTACTTGCGATGCTGATCCATAAGTCCCCGCAGTTCCAGTATTGGTTATTGAAAATTGATTGGTAGTAAGTGATAAACCCGTTCCCGCCGTGTATGTTTGAATAGCCGCAAATTGAATAAATGTCAGACTTGTTGTGCCTACAGTAATTGGCAGTAAAGTTTGTTGTACCCATGATGTATTGGCGTTAGTAGTTCCCGCCAATACAAGCAACAAATCTCCTGCATCAATTTCATTTGTACCTGAACCACTGGTGTCGTAGTCTGTTGCGCGAGTTAACACATAAGCAACACCAGCCGTACCTGCTGTGGTTAATGTGTAAACACCATTAAATGCCGCACTTGGAGTTGTATTGTTTGTATAAGCGCCAGTTTCATTTTTGATTAATATGCGCTTGCCAACATCGCCTGATACAAACGTGTAGCTATCAATGGTCAACGTACCGACTGCATTGGCAGTTATTGTTGCGCCAACTCCACTTGTGCCATTGTTGTACGTGTAAGCCGCAGACAAGGCCGCTGCTGTTGCGTAGTTACATGCCGCATGAAAGTTAACTCCAGTGGCAATTGAATCAGCATAAGACTTGTTGACTATGTCTGTGCTTGAACTTGGCGCTGTAGATATTGTGCCGGTTGTCAGCGTTACAGAAGTGATGTCAGTGTTTGCACCACTTTGAGCAGCGCTTAAATTTGATCGTGCCGTTGCTGCTGTAGTTGCGCTTGTACCGCCATTGGCAATAAGTACTGTACCCGTCACATTGGCGGCATTGCCAGATATGTTTCCGCTGACTTGTGATCCAGGTAAACTTAATGAGGAAAGAGTAGTTAGCGTGCTGTTGCTGGATGCCGTAATGTTGGAAGCAGTACCTGTTGTATTTTGATTAAATGTAGGCCAAGTAAAAGTGCCAGTAGAAAAATCTGCTGATGTGGGCGTTCCCAAAACAGGTGTTATGAAAGTTGGCGATGTAGCTAACGCAACAACAGTTCCACTACCTGTAGTTGAATATGAAGTTCCCCAAGCCGATCCTGTTGAATTAGGTATACCAGCGGCAGGATAAACCATGCTGCCACCACCGCCAGTTGCATTAATGGTTATTGCCGCCGATCCATCATATGTTGTTCCGGAACTAAATGTGATGTTAGTTCCTGCTGTCAACGCATATGCAACTTTACCAGCTTGACCTGTTGTGCTTTGATTAAGAGTAGGAACATCAGCAGCTTGAATCGTAGACATGACTACGTTTGTGCCATTGCCACGCAAATAAGATCCGCTTGTCACTGCGCCAGCAAATGAATTCATTGCTGCTTGCGCCGTTGTTTGACCTGTGCCGCCTCTGTTCAAAGCTACAGCATTGCCATTCCATGTTGCGCTAGTAATTGAGCCAGCATAATCTAACGTATTGGTTGACCAAGAAACATTGGATGGGGCAAAGTTGTGTACATCCCATGATCCTGCCGCAATTGAATTGCTTAACAAAATTACATCAACATAACCGCCTGATTGAACAGTGGCAACAGTTGTACTTGAGTTATTTTTAACAACAATAGTGCCGCTGCTTTGATTGTTGTTAAATGTGTAATTTGCGCCATTTACCAATGTAGTTGCATCAGGCAATTGATATGTTTGCCCACCAGATCCTGTGACTACATAATTTGGCGCAGATGCAATAGTAAGAACTGTTGTAGTTCCAGCAGCCGCTACATTGGAAAAGCCTTCAGATATTGAATTGGCGCTTATATTTACGTTGGAATCACGCAATACAACTGAATTTGCACCGCTTGATGCAGTAACTCCAGTACCGCCATTTGCAACCGGCAAAGCAGTGCCTGAATACGATAGCGCCAATGTACCGCTTGATGTGATTGGTGAACCTGCAACAGATAAAAAAGAAGGAACAGTTGCCGCAACAGAAGTTACAGTTCCAGCCGCTGGAGTTATCCAGTTTGTGTCGTAATTGGTTGAACTAACTTTGGCTAAAACTTGTCCGACAGTGCCGCCTGTAGCCACACCCGCACCAGCAGGTCCAGTGGGGCCAGCAGGACCAGTTGCACCTGTTGCGCCCGTAGATCCCGTAGCGCCTTGAGGAATGGTGAAATTAAGGACTGCATTAACAGAAGTGCCGCTGTTGTTTACAGATGCACTGCTTCCGGCGGCTCCTGTAGTCGTTGTTCCAACAGTTGTAGAAGCCACAACGCCCATAAGACCTGGTACTGACCAAGTTAATGTTGTTGGTGTCTTTGAATTGACAATGGCAATTGACACCCATATTTGATAAACAGGGGCGGTCGGAGGGCTGCCTGTCCATCCAGTGGGAGCAGTGCCAATATTGGTTGTAAAGTCCCAAGAACCGCCGGTTGGTGTTGCTGGCTGAGTTGCGGCTTCTTTAAAAATAAACCATTCAAAGAACGTACCGCCAAAATTTACACTGTTGCCATACAGACCCGCAGTTTCTGATCCGGTTGTAGCAACAACAGATCCATTTGGACTTTTTCCATACAACCCAGGCGTTTCTGCTCCAGGTTGCGCAATTAATGCGCCTGTGCCGCTTGATCCATAGAGGCCACCAGTTGCCATGTGTTACCTCACTTAAAGCTGTAACGAGGGTTACGAGGCTGAAATTCAGATGTCAAATGTTGATCGCCACCACGCCATTTGTCTTTGAAGTTTTGGTCTTCAATCTTGCCATAGGCATCTTCAAAACGTCCATCCCATTTTTGAGCTTCTTCATTGTTTTTGTTTTTATCGTAAAACGCCCACAATGTGCCATACATATAGCCTTCAGGAAATGATGCCAAAGCCGCATTGTTTTGAACAATAGGATTGGCAGTATCGGTCGTTGGGCTAAACAAAAATGGAAATGTGCGCTGGTAATACGCTTTGATGGTGACAGAAGCGCCAGGGTTTGGTGTAAATACATAGTTTGGACCAACCTCACTAAATGAAGCTCGAATCACTCTAGGCACACCAAAAGGTCTGACATATAGTTGGTCAATCATGCGGCGGCGTATGATTTCTCTGTCGCCCACACGGTCGTAAATAATCCAAGGGCCATAAGATGAAGTGCTTCCTACACTTGGCGCTGGTGTTTCTTGAAAAAACAAAATAGGCCAATTCATATCTGCAGGAATTGGAGCCATACCATTTGAATCTGTAACTAATGTAGTTGGTGCTGCACTATCGTAAGGGTTAGTACGCAAGCCAGGCAACTCAATGACACGCATTTTAAGTTCAGCCAATTGGATACAGGCTTGAATCTCCAAAGACGATTGCGTTGGCATTTTAAGGATGGTAGCGCCAGGATATGTAACGCTTGACCACACGGCTTCTGGATCGCTAACAGTAATTGTGGTGCTGCTGGTAGCTAAAACAAGCGTGTAATTAGAAACTCCATTTGAAATGAAGTCGCCAACATAAATTAAAGACCGAGGATCAGCAGAAACAGTAATAATGCCAGTGCTAGAAGCATATGAGGTGGCTGTAATGCTTAAAGCAGAAGGAATTGACCCTACCCATTGTGCAACGCGACTTACTAGCGCATTAGCCGATTGAATGAACAGGGACATGGACTACCTCACTTGGTCGGAATAGCTGGATTGTATGGCAGTGGAATCTTTCCGCTTGGATGGCAAACAAAATCAGAATAATATTCATTAACAATAGCGTAAAACAAGATTTTATCTTTCTTGTCTTGCTTAATCAATTCCCAAGGGCGGTTATTAAACCACTTTGATGCGATTTCATGAGCAAAGCATTTAGGAAGTTGCATTGCATGAAACGTACCCGCAAATACCGGATTGTCTGTTCCATGAATTTTGTGAAATTCCCTGCGCTCTTTGCAAAACTGTTTAATTTCTTCAACATTCTTTTGGTCATATTGGACATACCGGTGACCATTAACCGCACCAACTTTGTAGTCCAAGTTTTTGGTTTTGAATGTTTGTGACCAAGTACCAGACTTGACTTCATTGTAAAGCTTATTGTTTTGACGAAAAACTCCATCTACCCCAGCTTCAAGGTTTCCCTTGGTGAAGTATTCTTCATTGATTTGTGGTGTATTTTCTAATTCCATGCAATTTACTTTACAAAAGAAGCTCCCGAAGGAGCCTCTTATGCAAGTCCTTAGTCTTTAGGCAACATTTGAATTGTGTAACCTTCAAGAATGATGTGATCTGTTGCCGTAGCAGTATCACCTGTGAGAGTGATTGACTTGTCAACAGATGTATCAATTGCGGTATACACAGAAGCACCAGTAGCAGCGCCACCGATCAATTGGCTGGTTTGCACGCCCAATACACCACGATTACGGATGGAGTTCATAGAACTGCCGCCAGTAGAAGTTGTGTATGAAGATGCAGTACCAACAGCGCTACCGCCAAGATAAACAGTACCAGTTTTAGTACCAGCAGAGTTGTTGCAAGCCCAGTTGGCAGTAACAACGATTTGACCGTTGTTGCCCATAGAACCAGCAGGAACAGTGACGTTAATCAAAGTTGTTTCAGTTGTTGAACCAGTAAAAGAACTGTTTGAACCAGTTACTGCTGTCAAAGTTCCAGAAGGAACAACAGGAGTAAATGCAACAGAACCAACACCGTTTGCAACGCCATACTTACCAGCGTACACAACACCAACTGTAGTGCTTGAAAACACGGTGTAGTAAATGCCGCCAGTTGAGTCACCAGACACAGCAGAAGCTGGGAAATAGACAAAAGCAGCAGCATAGGTTGTTGGCAATGCAGTACCCAATGTTACAGTGCCGCTAGTGGCGATAGTGCCAGTATTAGCAACGATAACAGGGATGCCGCTTTCGCCCAATGTGCGAGGGAAGAACTGAGTTACCGCATTGACATCAATAACGCCAGTGACAGCGCCAGTATTCACATCAGTTGCAAATGCCGTGTTGTACGGCTTGAAATTTAGAGAGGCCATGATTGTTCCTTAAAAAAGAGATTCAAAAAAGGGAGTGGTTAGCTCCCTTTGGGGTTAAGCCAAGTAACGCTTGACTTGTGATGCGGCACGGGCGGTTGTTACAACAGCGCCAGTGGTCATAGCTGCCAAAACAGCCACACCAGCAGGGTTGCGAACAATCAATGTACCTTCCATGATGTACTGGTCCAAAGAAGCATCAGCATTGCTGAACACTTCATTGTTCGGGCCCAGTTCACGCAAAGAACCCCATTGAATGACATCAGGATTCAAGAACAGAATCGAGGTGTTGTCTGAACCAGTCTGATCCATGATCCAAGAATCATCAATCTGATAGGTGTAGTTGAAATCACCTTCGTATGTACCAATCGTGTCGCCCTTGTCAGCAGGGTTAAAACGGTTGATGGTACGGCTCTGAGGAATGTTGTCAGAGATAGTGGTACGCAACGAAGTTGGAACAACCATGTTGGTGATCTTGGCATTGAAACGCTGTTCAGCGGTAGTGACCAACTGCTTATACAGCACAGGGCTGAAAGCTTGCAGGGTGACACCAGTGCTGAAAGTGAAGTAGCCAAGGCCAGCATTGCTCAACACGCCATTAAAAGGAGTGTTGGTGTCTGTGGCTGAAGTTACGTCATTACCATCGCTGGTAGCAATGTTCAAAACAGAAGTACCGTCTGTGTCATTGCCTGAACGAGTTCCGGCAAAAGAGAACAGTGAACCAAAACGGCGACCAGTGTTAGGAGCAGTGCCTTGAGTGGCTGCTTGGCCTGAGTATTTGATGGAAGCGCCATCGGCACGAACCATTTGCAACTCAACGTCAAACATGATCTCAGTCAATTGCTTGACTTCTTGGTAAGCCTGGGGATCACCACCAGCTTGTTCCACAGCACGGGCAGTGCCAGTAGCACCAATAGTGGTTGTGAAAATTTGCGTGTAGTTACCGCAGTTAGCACGGGTGTTGCTGTCAGCGTTTGAAGCTGTAACGGCAGCGCCTTCGAGCTTGGCGTTCAAAGTGGGTTGACGGAAATAGTCAATAGGCCAAATGTGCAAAGTCGAATTGATCTTGCGTTTTTTGGACATTGCCATGTTGGTGATTGGAGTGCGGTCTTTAACGTAGTTAGAGACAGTCAGGTCCAGATCCTTAACAACGATGTCGGTCGCATAAGCGCCGTTACCATTGCCAAGGCTTGTTGAGGTGATTGTTGACATTTAAAACTCCTTGAAGATTAACGGCGGCGTGTTTTGTTTGCCGCCAACATTGTTGCCAGAAGATCCCGTGCAGCAACTTTATCGCCTTTGTTGGCTCGTTCTTGGAGTTGTGTGGTTGCAGGTGTCGGCGATGTTTTGGATCTTGCAGTAAGCTTGTTGGACGCTGCCAATGAACCACCTGCATTTTTCACTATTGGACCTTCTCGAAACTTCATTCCGTCCCGAATTAATCCAAGAATGTATTCATCGCTGGATACCAAATCAATGTTTGGAACACCAGGGACAAATGAACCCTTTGCACCTGCCCAATCCTTTTCCAGTTTTTCTCTCAATTCCGTGAATGTGGCTTTGTTTGCCAGATCCTTGTCCTTGAAGCTTTGTCGAGCTTGTTCAAGTTGTTCTTGAACCATCTGCGACCGAGCTTGGAAAAACTGCTCAACCTTTGGCCTGTTAGATCGAATGAAATTGGCCTTGTCTTCAATCAGTTTGGCGTTTTGGCGGATAGCCGCTTCAGCCTTACTACGTTCAATTTCGTCCGTAGCCTGATCTCTGATTTGTTCCCATCTTTGGTTATACCCTTGAAGAGTAATTAACTCATCTGCCGCACCTTGTAGCTGCGGAACAATCGTTAATTCCAATCCAATCTGTAAACCATCGAGTTCACTCTTTCGCTTGCCTTGAAACTCCTCAAACTCTGCTTTTTCAGCTTTAAGTTTGCGTGCATTTTCATGTATAGCGCTGCCTTGACCAAGAATAGCAGCCGCCTTTGATGCAGTAAGTTCCACAAAGCCGTTTTCTGCGTCTTTATTTGGAATCTTTAATACTACATTAGGATTCTGCTCCGCAAATTCCAAAAAGTTAACAGCTTCATTTACTCCATCGGAGGATTCAGCTTCTTCTTCTGGCTCTGTCGGCTCATCAGTCGATGCATTGCTTACTTCAGGTTCGGCTTCCTCTTCAGGAGCCGCCTCAGGTGCTGGACCATTTCCAGTTGTACCTGCTGGTGGCGGCTGACTTCCATCTAATTGCGGTGTGTTACGCCTGTTGGCGGCAATCATCGCAGCTATGGAGTCGGCAGTTGGTACGCTACCAGTTTGCTCAGTGGCGGTCGCTTGTGCGATTACGTCTGACATATCTTACCCTTATTTCTCTAAAGTTTCAGCCTTTTTACGGGCCACCTTTCCGAGAAGTTCTTGCTTTTCGACAAAGCCAAGAAAATCCCGAACCCCAGCAACAAAATGTGCGTTGCTAATTCGATCAGCGTCTGTAGTTACATCTTCCAAACGCTCCAACAAGTTAAACCTGTACAGGTTAAACATCAATGCAAAATCTTCATTCAAAAGAAGGCGGCTGGCGCATTCTCCATTTTGTAAAACAAGTGTTCGTTGTTCTGGACTTGCCTCCTTGTATGTGTGTTGGACTCTAGTTCGGCGGTTAAATGCCTCCCTGATTTTCAATACCATGCTTTTCATTGTTTTCCTTTAATTTACTTCCACCGCATTCAATTTGTGTTCTTTTGCCGCTTGAGCTTCAAATCCCAAACTTATTGGAATTTCTTGAGTTTTCATTTTGATCAAATCAACATTTGCCATTTTTTCTGCTCCGCTGGCTTTATTCAATTCCATCTTTGATTGTTTTTCCTGTTCATCCATGCTTGGGCCTTGCTGGGCTTTGGCTTGGGAAATCTTGGCTGCTTCTTCTATTGTTGGCAAATATGCGTCTACGTCTTTGACGTTCAAAACACGCAATGTGTCTTCGTAAGGACGGCGCACTTTTGCAAACAGTTCGGGCACGTTTGGATCAAGCTGCATCATGGCTTGGGCAAACGCAGTCTGGCATTGAACAATCAACTGTTGGCGAGTAAGGCGGTTTTCTTCAGACAAGAAACCCAAGGCCAAGTCAATGTTGATCAATTTACGGTCAATAAATTCAAAGTTCTTCATGGACAACGCATCCATAAATGGTTTACCGTTTGACACTACGCCAGCTAATTGTTGAATGTTGTAATCGTCTTCGTATTGGATAAGGGTTTTCCAGACCAGATAAATCATGTCACGCAAACCAATGGCGCAATTCTTAACCATTTCATCTTGGATCAATTGGTTTGGACCCATAGCCAATTGGAGCTTGTACCCGCTGTTGCCGTCTTTCATGACTTCAGGATTCAACACATCGTTGGGGCTGGTCATGCCAATCATCGCCATCTTGTCGGCATCAAACCGCTGCATGGCAGACTGGACATAAGCCAAGTTACCTTGCATGGCTTCAAACTCATATACGTGCTTGGCTGGGTCAAACTTGCGGTCAAGAATAAACATGGCAGACACGCCACGTTGGATTTCTTCGGCATCTACAAACTCAGGATTAACACCAATTCTTGGGGTTGACGACTGCATGGCAAATGCCATTTCGGCACGGGCGATAGCGGTTGCGTATTCCTGCATGGGGACAAGGCGTTCAGCAAGGCTGTAACCAAAGAAGTTGCCAACAATTGGTTTGGGGCACATGTTTGCCAAAGGAATGAATTCAACTTCCTTGGCATAGATCACATAGCTGCCAGAAAAACAGCATTCAATCAGTTCTTCTTGACCGTCATTGTCAATGTCCCTACGAATCCATGCTGTAGTGAGCATCACTACGCGGCTGTAGCGGTCAGCGCCTTGGGAGGCGATTACGCCTTGGCCTGGTACGGGTGTGGAATCACGGGCGTGAAGCGCCAAATCGTTTTCCAATGCGCCAGCTTGGTAAGCACCGGCAGGACCGTAAGCTGCGTGGTCGGCAAATTTTTCCAGATCAATGTACGGGAATTGTTCTTTAGCCTCATGGATTGTCATGGGGTCATAAAAACCACAGAAATCCTGCTCTTGAATGGTGGAAATGGTGGGGTTGCAAACAAAGTAATGTTGAGCAACGTGCTTAATTTTGACTTCAGTTTGATAGCCGGTCAATTTGTATTGGGCGCGATAAATGACGTTGCTGTTGAGAGTGTCGCCAATATCAGATGGATTAGGTTCTTCGCCTTGTTGCGCCGCAGCCATTGTTTCTTGCATGGCTCCTTGCAAATCGACATCAATCTTTCGCATGTTTTGACGTTTTGAAGTCAACCCTTTTTCACCAGCCATGATCTCAAAAGACCGCAATTGATCTCGTGTGCCTTCAACTTCTTTGTATTGGGTAATTGGACGGCGATTAGGGGAAACCATGACAATGCCGTTTTTGTGCAAACACGCATCTTGCGCCCAGTCTCGAATGACCTGATAAGCATCATTTTTTGAATTGATCATGTACTTGACCATTTCGGTAGCTTGGTTGGATTGCACAGAATCCAATTCAGTAAACCGTTCAAACTCAAAGTTGACTTTGCCGTTTGGCATCAAACATTTGGTAATGATGGCGGTGGCGTAATCAACGCCAGGCGCTACCACAGGGTGAATGTAATCAATACCCCGAATGGGTTCGGTTGAATTAGATATGGGTATGTTCAGATAATGGTAATCGCTGAACCTGTTGTAAGTGTTTTTAGATTGCGTCAATCGAAGGTAATCAACCATCTTGACGTAAATTTCATGGGCAACTTTGTTGATCAGATCTTTATTACCTGATGGACTTTCAATGCCTTCAACGATTACGTTTTGTTTGTCTAACATTTTTGTTCCTTAAATTCGCTGAACCTTGCCTTCAATGGCAACTGGGCGGCGAAAAGCAAATGAATTTGATCGGCTGACCTGACTTTCACCGTGACCCTGAATCAAAGCAAGAATGCCAATTCTGGCTGAGTCAATGTGATCGTCTGGATCAGAAAATCTTCCCGCATCGTCAATGGCGTAATTTCTACATTCATCCAAAAATGCTATGCAAGACTCATTAATTCGGAAAGTCCCACGCTCCATACCCATTCGCATTATATTGATGCCGTATGCTTTGTGGTTGGTTACTTTACCTTGATCGTTTGCCGGATTAAGGATCGCGCCCGAGATGCAATTAAGCCCATAGGAATCCTCGAATACTTCCCGCACAGACTGTTCTGTGAGGGTATACCTGCCAGCCAAACCCGCATCGTGTGGAAGCGCAATCGGAACATCACGGGATTGCCTGTCGAGTAAGTAATGAACATACTCATCTGGAGTTTCGCCTGTGGGAATTGTGATTTGGCGATGGAGATAAATAATCTCTTCGACCGGATCTCTAAAAAAGAACGAGATAACTGTCGGGTCATTTTTGATTCCTAAGTCAAAACTGATCAAGCGTTCCAGCTTGGGATTGTTTTGCAAATCAAGATCAACTGCCTTATAAATAGGCCAATCCAATATTGGAAATACAACACCTTTGCCAACAAGCGGTATGCCTTTCATTCGGCAATCCCGCTCCCAAGGCATAAAGTCTCGCTCTAACTGTTCGCGTTCTTTCTTGGAAAAGAAGTCTTCGCCCCATTCATTTACATAAGGGACATCATCCCAAGTAACTCTCACATGGCAGTAGCCATCAATGTTGTCCCAAAATTTACGGACTAACCCTGAGAGTCCTTTGAGGGGGGTGAAAGAACAGATGACTTGTCCTTCTCTAGATGCTGTTCGCACAACAAGCTCCGAGAAAATTTCGTCTGGCGGTTGTTCGTCAAGAAGGACGAGGTCAAGTTCAAAGCCCTGAAGGTGTCGAACTTGTTGGGTGTAGTTGGAGAAATAGAGTTTGGACTTTCCTCCGCTGGTGTGCCAGATTTCGATGGCAAGGACATTCTGACCATCCGCTCGAATGGATTTAACATCTATTTGCTCCCGTGGAATTGAACCAGACCCCAGCTTGTAGGACTGCTTAATGTCGTCACAACCAAGAATTTTGGACTGTAGCGTTTTTGCAACTTGTTCCCAAGATTCACCCGTTGCCATAGCAATGATGGGCTTGTCCCACCGCTTGCCGTCCCACCAATCTGGATACATGCCGGTCAGGTGATAAGCCACTTCAAAAGCTGACGCAACAGTTTTGCCAGAACGGTTGGCAGCAATCATGCCACGGCGGGTAAAGTCTTTGCCGGTTTTGAAAAAAGTAAGTTGATAGGGGAAAGGCCGAAACCACTTGATGGCATTGAACTGCATGTCTTCAGCAATCTTGTCTCTGGCAATCATCATTGCTCTGAGTTGATCTGCATCAAGGGATTTGGCGTGTTTTTTGCCGCCAGCAAGTTTTACCAGATGTTTCAGCGCCCGATCTTTGTAAAGCGGAAGGATGTAATTACTGGCTTCACTTTTTGCCATACTTGTCCCGAATTTCTAAAAGAATTTCAGCGGCAGAGGCAAGGTGAAAAATGTCTTCAGGATTAAGTTTGTGGTTGGTTTGCAAATCTTTCTGAAGCATCTCCAAGGCTTTCCTTGCACACACTTCAGCCTGACTTGCAAGCCGATCTCTGAAGACTAGGGAATAATCTTCCATTTACGCCCAAGGGTCGGTAATGTTCTTTGCGGAAGTCGTACCAATGTCTTTGTCGATCATGCGCCAAATGCCACTGCCTTTTTCGCCAGAGCAAAATAAATACAGTCCACGGCCTTCTTGTGTGTATGTGCCATCAGGACGGCGCAATACTTTTTCTTCGGTACGGGGATCAATCCAAGAATAGCGTTCTGGCACATTCTGACCGTACTTATTGATTTTTTCGCCAACAGCAATCTGTTCTAGCGGCCCCATGATTTGATATGTGATCAGTTCGTTATCGTACTTCCAGAAGTTAATCTGAACTTTCTTGTCGCCTTGTGGATCTTGTGGGTGGGGCATATTGAATGCACCAAAGAAGTTTACACGGTTTTCTTCAGGAGGCAGATCTGGATTGCGAGGCGGCAGTTTACGTTTTTCATCAACAGGAATAGTTTCCCGCTTGTCAACGTAAGGGTTTTCTTGAGTAATGTATTCAGCCGGAATTTTTTTACCCTCAAGGGCATTCTTCGCAACAATGTATTGATCATCTTTGGGTTTGCCAACCAAGTCCAGAGCTAACTGGGTTCGGTCATAAACAAACTGTGCAAGATCTTTAGCCGTGGGAAGATCAGCCTTGAGGGCTTCTATGTCATACGTTGCCATGCTTTACCTTTCAAACTTTACTGGGGACTGAGGGTTTGGTGAACTTGCCACCTTTCACATTGTTGGTGTGTTGGCTGGAAACAGTATTGACCTTGTAGGCGTTGTTTACTGCTTTGGCAACCGTATCACGGCGAGCAATTTCGCCTTCACGGCTTTTATGTTTGTCATTGATGTCTTTAGAAACACCCTTACGCATTGAAGCGCCACCTGAAAGTACTTTTCCATAGCCTGACATAGTTGCCTCACTTCAAAAAATTGTTGCGGTCTGAGTTCATGTAGCCGTCATTCTTGATGCGACCATCATAATCACAATGTGTGGTAACCATGACTTTTTGACCACGGGTTGCAATGTTGCCACCAGCAGATGGTTTGCCTTGTGAACCATCAGGCTGATACAGCGAACCTTGAGGACGGGTCACAGCAGTTACGCCACCTTTGTGGCTAGGCTGGGTTTTGGACACATTGCCTTTGCGGTTTGGCATTTGAGCCATTTGGGTAGGGGCACTGTTGCCGGAAGTGTAGTTACTCATTTCTTGCCTTTCATTTCGCGTTTTTCAGACGCTTTGGATTCTGACTTTTCTTTCTTTTTGCCAGACTCACGCTTTTCAGCATAGGCAATGGCAACTGCTTGCTTTTGAGGCTTGCCAGCTTTCATCTCTGTTTTGATGTTGGCAGACATAGTCTTTTTGGAAGTACCGTGTTTCAGTGGCATATGTTAAACCTTTTTGAGTGACTGCATGAAGTTTTCAAGAGCGCCAGCAGCATCCTCTTCTTCATCCCGCTGAACATTCTGAACATGTTCAATCGAAATAATAGGCGCACGGGAGGATTCAAACGGAGCCAGTTTGTCAGCAATTCTGGCCTTGTCCTTAATATCTAGTTCATCAGACTGCATAGCTTCAATCAAAACTTCCATTGCCGTCTTCAGCGCCGGTAGTCCAGCTTCCAGTCTTTCATCGTTGAGTCGGTTAAACAGCGCACCATACTCAGTAACTTTATTGACAGCAGAGGGTCGCCCTACTGGTCTTTTGAGTTTTGTGACCGTAGCCATTCCAATCCTTTTTCTGTTCTCATCCAAGCATATGAGCCATTGACAGTAAACCCACGTTTCTCATGGATCTTGACAAACGCATTATGTTCCATCCTGATAGACGTAGAACAAATAACCGGAACACCGCAGTTACTAGCCCACAGGATATGTTGGTCAATCATCTCATTTATCAAGGTAATCCGCAACCGAACCGGAAGATAAAGGTCAACAAAATGAAATTTGGAATTTGAGATCTCTTCAATCGAGTAGGTCGTATACCCACCACGGTCAAACCAACAAAAACCCAAAAGACTTCCATCCGGCCTATCAGGATCTTCAAAGGATCTACATACAGCTAAGAACTCTTTACTCTTGTCAAACAGTTGTACAGTGGCAGTAACTGTTGCATGACGCTTCAAAGCAGCAGGGCTTTTGGTCAATATGCCTTCTGTCTCAGCGCCATACTGCTCATCAGCAAGCCGAACAATATCGTCTATATCGTGCCGCGGGTCAGCCAGTAACCAATCTCTCATATCTATCCTTTGCAATACCAACACGGCTGGGGACTGGTGAGGAATTACCAGAGGTGGCGCAAGCCCTTCAGCGGCAACCACATGAACCAGTCAATCCCCATGCGTCTTGATATGCATTTATTGTAGTAGCAAATCGTTGTTGTCGGGATCGATAGGGAAAAGTTTTTAAAAAAATTTTGAGATTGGGTGAGTGGGCCCCCCATTTTT